TTGACCAGGTATCCTGCATCTGTCGCCGTCAGCTTCACATCGAAGTTTTCCAAACCTTCGATATTCCACAGTGCTCCGGGTCGAAGCGATAGCGATTAACCTGGCGCGACTTCCACTCAAAGACGTAACCCGCCGCCGGGATCATGAGACCTGGCGAGTTCGGCACATACGCTACGAGCATGTGGTTTCCCCACACATACGAACGCGATGAGGTTCCGCCTTCCGCGCCGGTGTCCTTGACCGCATCACCGACAAGCAGCACTTCCAACTCAAACAACGCCGCGATAGCCTGTTTGGTCAGAATGGCCGGACTACCCGGCCCAGCCGCACCCTTGATTCTGTCAATCAAGTCAGGGTGCTTGACTACGTGCCGCCAAAGTCCTGCGCCGAGCACACCTTTATTAGGCACACGCGCAATGGCTTGACGCACAGTGTCATACGCCAGGTTTACATCACCGATGGGATCGCTTGTGTCATTCGACCACAGCGTTCCCGGAGTGGCGCTGGACGACCAGGATGTTCCAAACGCATCCGCCGCAACCAGAATTTCCTTGCGGAGGAAGAGCTTGTCGGTAACGTACTCTGTCGCCTCTTGCATTGGCTTCAGAGGATCATCAGCATTATCTACAACTTCGTCCGGGACGTTCTTGGCTACCGCCCACTCAAAGCAGGCGTACTGCCCGGTCGAGATATTGTAGTCAACCAGTTGAGCACGAGTACCCGGCGCGCGAGGCGCGGCCTCATCACGAAACCAGTCGGCTTTCGTGAAGATAAAATACTTGTCGCTCTTTTTCTGAACTGGCACGTTCGGAAACACGCCTTCGCCAATATAGTTCGAGTTGCGATACGCAATCGAGACGTTGGTGAGAGGCTGATCTATATGGACCTGGGATTCAGTTGGACTAGGCATTGTTCATTCTCCTTATGACGCGCTCATATAGCCGCACGCGCCCTCGATCTTGTGGAAAATCTGGACTTGAGCAATGACCGAGCCGCCACCAGCCAAGACCGTTCCGCTATCCATATAGCGTGCGAAGACAGGCGATCCGCCATGCGCGTAAGCCGCGCTAAGAGCTTCGGTTTGGAGAGGCTCGCCTACGCCGTCCGAGGCGCATTGAAGCCAGCGTCCCCAAGCCAGACCACAGGCGTTGGCGCGGCACTTCATCTTCGAGAAACCGATCACCTGAACTTGCGCTTCCTGGCCGGAGCAGGGGGTATTTTGTAGAATACCCAGAGGCCAGGGGTTGCCGCTCGGCCCAACGGCCAGGACAACCTCTCCGGCAACCGATCCGGGCGCAATTGCTTGCCACTGGCCGCAGGTGGAAAAGTCCACGCCGGCGACGAATGGCGCATACGCAATTCCGAGATTACGATAGTTAGCCATGATTCATCTCCTTAGAATCTCGCTCGCTTTTAGCGTCCGAGACCAAGATGCGCTCGCGCAAGATCGGGTCGCTGTTGACCAGCCTCGCTCAATGCTTGAGGATACTTTGCGCTGTCGTTGCTGAATTTCTCGGTCAAGATGCGCGCCGCGAGAGTTTCGATAGTCTCATCGCCGGCGGGAGCGTCCGAACGAGAAATTTGCGAGAACACTTGCGATTGCGCCAAGAGCCGATTGGCCGCATCAAGTTTCGCCATGAACCACGCGGCGAGATCGGCATCCTTCTCGCGCAACGTGTAGAATTTCTCGGCGTACTCGTCGGCCTTGACTTCGGGAAGCGCAACCGCAAACTTCTCGGCGCGCATACGCAGTTCGCCAATGGCGCGCGTCTTGCGCTCGGCTGAGAATTGCTCGGCCAGTGTGTCGGCGCGCAGTTTCTCGGCTTCAAGTTTCACGGCGAATTCCTCGGCCTTTTGTTTGGCTTCCTCGGCCTGAGCCTTGATCGCGGCAAAACCTTCTACCTGTGCCTTGAGCGCATTGAACTCGTCAATGTTGATAACAGGGGTGTCTGCCATGTGTTGTTTCTCCATTTCCTTCATTTTCTTTTTCTTCAACATCTCGTCTGGCGGCATATCCTTGTCGCTATGCGCCGCCATATCATCGGGTTTATCCTCGTGTCCACATTCAGGACACTTGCCTTCTTTCTTCATCTGCGCCTTGCATTCGGGACATTTCATCATTGCGTCTGCGAACAAGGCGCGAAACATATTGAAAAGTTCAGATAGTTTGTTTTCCTCCATCGTGTCATCACCCTTCATAAGATTCGCGTCTGAACTAAAGATGGCAGTCTGTGAACCAAACCAGGGACGATTGGTCAAGGCGATGTGATCCAGGACGTCCGAAATCTCTTTGCCGCTTTGATCTGTATATCCGGCCCAGATAATGCCCGGACTGACATACTGATACGCGCCGTCCTGGACAGCCTTCTTACCATCGTCGGTAAATTCGGGATAAGCGTAAAGTCCATCCCCGTCGCGGTATTCAAGCCGAACGGCATTACCCACTTTGGGGGGATCGGCTTCGGCATCCGTCGGATGACCGAAGTAGATCGGGACTTTCCAACGCGGATGATTCCCGGTGTTGTAATTTTGCTCGATGCGCTGGAGGCGTTCGGCAGTCAATTCGATGGTGCGTTCGCCACGCTTGAATGTGCCAATTGGAAAGATACGAAATGGCTGACCTTCGACGTAAGCAAATGGATCAACCCAAAGCGCCTCGGACATTGCCTCGTTCACGTGAAGCGCCGCCATTTGTTTCTGCGCTTCGGCGCGCGAGGGATGACACCCCATTTTCTTGCCGTCAGAGACTTTGACTACGCAATGCTTGTCGCCATCTACAATGATTTTGTATGGCACTATTGGTTTGCCTCGGCTTTTTGCTTGTGCCAACGCTCCCGCGTTTCGGGAGAGAGTTGTGACTCAAACCGCTTGCCGCTGTCTACATGGTAAAAGCCAGTTGTGCTAAACACAATACCCGGCGGATTAGAAAACAAGCGGCGCGTTTTCTTCGATCCACAAGCCGAACAATGCGGTTGATGCACCGATGACATAGGCTGGGATACCTCGAAGTCAGCGCCGCAGTTTTTACAGTGATAATCGTAGAGTGCCATACACAGAGTCCAGCAATACAGCATTCGGCAAGAAACAAAAAGAGTCCCGTCTCATTTTCCCCGACAGAGACGGGACTCAAAAGTACACACTAGGTTGACGATATTATACGACTTTATGTAAAGTCGTCAATAGACAATAGGAATGTCGTGTACTAAGCGGGTACTAAGTACGTACTACGCAATTCTCATCTAGTTCTAATATAGTTGAGGGATAAAGTGTGGATAATGAGTAGTACCCCAAACCCACCCTCGCAAGAGGGTTACGAAGCGGCCCGCCACGATATTTTGTGTGTGGGTCGTTTCAATTGTCTGCACCTAGCGCGCTGCGAATTCGCGTGTTGGATTAGGGAAAAAGAATATGAAGAAGACTCGTTGTCATCCTTGTTGCAATTCCCCGCAACCCGAATATCACAGGAGTTGGGCCGACGAAACTGGCAGATGTGCCAACTGTGGTAAGCATTTGAGATATGGGAACGGCCCAGGGAAAAACGGAAGTTGGCCTAAGCAAAAGAGAGGGTTGGGTATTGACAAGACGCAATTAGCGTGATAGGATACAATCATAAGGAATAAAGGACATGAAAATATTTCTTCTGAAGAGAAAAAAACTTGTTGGCTACGATGAATTTGGCGCGATGTTAATCGTTGCCAAGAACGAGGTGCGTGCCCGCGAGATTGCGAATAAACACGCTGCTGACGAGGGTAGAATTTGGGCCGATGCCGCACGAGTTAGTTGCAAGATTATTGACGGCAAGACCGAAGGTATTGTTATCAGTGATTTCAACCAGGGATGACGAGGTTGCTGAAATGAACTACACTCTTAGCGTCAAGAATACACGTGAGGAATACTGCTTTCTCTATATCCGCCTGATGGGGATTGGGGAAAGATGCCTTGTTCTGACTGTTGATCTTGGCTGGTGCAACAGAGAACAGAAAATGTCATGGCGGGATTTTCGTCTCTCGTTCGGGGAGTGGCTCGACTAATGCCACGCTTGGGCATCTAATGGCTAAACCTCTGTAGCCAGCACCACGCTTCCCGCCTTTGCCGCGATCCACATTTCTTCACCAATACGCAGATACTCACCCGTGCCCATCTTCCTGCGCTCGAAGAATGCAAATGTCTTACCCGCCAGCACAAGTCCAATTTCCTCACCCGCCGGTACGCGGCGCATCTTCACGTTGGATGCGCCGATGCGACATTTGCCTAACGCCATTTCGGGAGGCGGAGGGAATATGATCTTGTCCGTAACGGGATTATTGACGAAGAACGTCATCTCAATCTTTGCGCCAGAGGCCGCCGCGTCTACCGCCGCCTGTCCCATGCGTGAGATGATGTCATCTTTGTTGGTGATGTTGAAGATTAGAACGTTGTCAGCCATACCTTACTCGACTAGAGGTATTTTTACCCCGTAGGCTTCCTTCATATCGCTATCCTCGAGAGCATATCCGGTTGGCCCAGCGCCATTCTTCATCGCGTCCCTCAAAATGCTAATTTGTTCCTCTGTCCATATCGGCTCTAGCGGATGCTTGATGCGATTCCTTAGCGCAATAGCCGGATACGCGATAACACATCTTCCATCCTCGTGACAGATATCCGATGACCAAAACGGCCCAGTCCACCAACTGTTATGCGGCTCGTCCTCACACGAAAACTGGATTACATGCGAGATTATCCCAATCTCATCCAGTAAATCCAGTCCAGCTCTGTCGCAGAACCTACACTTGGTTATCTCTATCATTTTGTCTACATATGGAACTGTATTACCGATAACCTCGTTGGTGAAATCAACTCCAAATTGGTTCATTGTTTTTCCTTGAGAAATATTATATCATGCCCGTCTTGGCTTATCCACCTCGGCCTGTTTTGGCTCTTGCGGCTTCTCTGCCTTCGGACTCTGGTTGCGCTGGTTGATCGCATCAGCGGGCTTCGCCTTCTCGCCGCGCGCAACCCTCTGTCCACCTTCCCCGTCTATCTCGTTCATCACGCGCCGCGCCGTCGCTTCCTCCTTTGACGGCAGGCCGGCCACGCGCCGCACCGACTCCTCCAGACGGTCATCGGGTGTGATCACCTGCGCGCCGACCGTCTTGTTGATGTAGTCGGCCACAAGACTCAAGTCCGGCGTGCTAATATCCGAGTGATCAATGATCGGATGATCCTCAATACGAAACTCGGAATTGAGTATGAATAGAGGATCAACCAGGAAGCGGTTGATGGTATCTTTGATGCTATCGGCCCAGGCCGCAACCGCAAGTTGGAAGAAGTCCGTCGTCACATCGGCCAATGCCTGTGATCCGATATTGTCCATGCCGAGGTGAATGAACTGCGCCAGGCCAACCATCGCCATGCGCTTTTCATATCGCTGGATGATCGCGCCAAAGTCCACGCCGCTTCTTGCCATAGGCGAAGTGAACTCGAATAGCACGCCGTTGTCATTCTGCGAGTTCCCCGTACCCATTTTCTTGTGCGGAATGACAAGCCCCATCTGCTCATCAATGCGAATGTTGCGCGCCATTTTGCGGTATTCGTGTATCTCCGCGTCGGAGGCCGTACCCTTGCTTACGTCCTCGCCCAAGTAGAATGTGGGGAAGCCTGCACCCATGCGCTCGGTTGCGATAGCCTCAATCTCCTCAAGGTTTTTAGCATAATACCAGGGGCCGTACATAGCCCGAAGTACGGATTTTCCTTCCGGGTTATCACGCTCGGTTGTCGTGCGGTATAGTACCATCTTCTCAATTGGTATTGATATAACTCCCGCGCCGCGCGCCGAGGTTGCATTCCACAACACACGCTGATTTAGTCCGCGCAACGATCCGTCCTCGCTGAATATCCATGACTGTCCTTGCGCCAATGTGTCTTGTCCGATGAGGGATATTTTCTTCCAGCCGATACGTCCGTCGTCGTAGCGCGAACGCGGCGTGCGCGGCCCCGGTCGCAGCCCAAATCCCCGGCGCAACTTATACACGACCTCAAATGGTGCAAAGCCGTACTGCATCATGCTCAACGCCTGGTCAATGTGATCCGAGAAGGACACACTCATGTCATGGATGCAGCTTTCGAGATAGTCCTTTGCCTCATCATCTTGCTTGTCATTCTCGGCGGAGGCGAACCACTTGACGCGCCGCAGGGTCATCTTTATCGCGCTCAACGTCGCGGCGATGACGGGGTTATTTCCCATCTCTTTGTAGAGTTGCGTGGCGCTGTAGCCATTGAGTTCGCGTAGGTAGTCCTCGGCAATATCGCCGCCGTGCCGAATGAGCGCCGACGCCGACTTCTGTACAAACAAGTCGCCCATCGGACGCAGCGCGGGTGCGCCGGAAACGGCCATTACATCCGTCTTTCCCTTGCCGCGCCGCTGCTTGTCCAAGCGATAGACGTATGACGGCGTGACGCCAAACTCCTCCGCAATTACAGGCGCATCGCCGCCGTTTTCTAGCGCCTTGAGAATAGCCGGTTGCCGATTGTTTTTACGAGGCATAGTATCTCCCGCACAACTCCCACAATAGTTGTAATTCCCGCCGGATGCGAGAGGCTAATGAGATAACAAAACTTCTAAGTCGCATGAGGATATTTCTTGATCCACTCTTTGGCAAATTCAATGCCATTGGACTTCTTCACTTGCGCGTGCTTGCGCTTGTGCAGGCGGCGGAAATAGGCCATAATCTGTGTATGCCTGCGTTTGCGCGCTGCTTGCTGGCGACCGATAGGCTTGCCACTTTTGATGCTTGATTTTGCCATACAATTATCGCCTCGTATGTCTTGCCCAGCGGCTCTCGCGCCGCGTGGACTCTGCTGACCATAGACGCGCGCCGTCCCACCGGCTCTGGTTAGTCTGCGCCAATAAGGGAATGATACTGGCGTCCACGCGATTTCGCATACTAAAGATAGAACTCACCACCACTCGCTCGGCATCCATTAGGTGATACGAGTGCTTATCCTCGATCTCCTCCGTCGAGTTGTTGTTCTCGTCCAGCTTGCGCGCATACGATCCCTTCTCATCTAAATACTTCTTGAGTGTGTTGAACACGAATATCTTGTTCTGCTTGTGGTACGCATATACACGCGCAATGCCTACCTCGACATCCGAGATCGGCGGCGCGCTCATGGGAATACCCTGCTCTTGAAACTCGCGCCGCCATTGCTCCTCCGGTCTCGCGCCGCCTACCCATAACAAAGGCCGACCGCCAACGATAGACCTAAAATTCTCGGCGTGCTGCTTGATACTCTTGCCGCCTAGCAGATACTCATTGAAGTGATACAAGTCCCCCGTATCCGGGTCTTCGGCAATGAATAGCGCGGCCATGTTCACGCCGCCGAAGTCAACGCCAACGTACAACGGCCAGTTTTGAGGTATCTCGCGCGGCGGGATGACGCAGAGCTCATCGTCAAAGCAGTCGTAGATCATACCTGCTGGACGAGCATATTCACCCTCGTAGAACATCTTGAATTTCCAGGCGGGCAAGTCGCGCTTAGCGCGATAGAATTCCTCCTCTGGAAACATGGGATTGTCAATGCTCTTGAATTGGACAATGTCCACATCGCTACGCATACCACTCATGGTTGGATCGTATAGTTCGTGCTTAATCCATCCAAGATTATAGATCGTGCTTGTTAACAAGCATCGGCCACGCGACAGACTTAGACGCCTAAGTATGGCCTCCCACGCATCAATGCGAAAGTTGTCCATTCCCACTTCGTCTAACCATGCGGCTTTCGCCGTTGCGCTTTCAAGAGAGTCGGCATTCTTGGCGCTGCCAAAGATGACTCTACCCCACATCGGATCGGTAGAGCGATCAGCGCACTTTCCCGTTGCGGGATCGGCCAGCTCGTAAATTTTATCTGCGGCCCACCAGCGCCCAAGTTTCAACGTAGTGTGAAATACGCGAATGAACTCCGGGAGCATTTTGAGTCGCAGAAGCGGGTAGGTGGACGTAACGGCTAAATAATCGCCTGACCCACGCCGCTGTACCTCTCGATACAACCACCAGGGGCCAGACGAAGTTTTCCCGATTGCGTTCCTGCGAGCACGACTACAAAACGCTTGTCGCTATCCCACATACGCACTTGGCCTGGGTGCAAATTGAGTTTGGCCTTGCCCGTATTGGGATCAACGTGAAATAGATCGGAGGCTATCGTATTATCAAAACGGGACATTTTTCTCCTGCGGAATGACCACAGATTCTCCGTCAACGATCTCTGGTCGTTCAACGAGCCGTTCTTGTCTCACCACTTCAACTATTGTGATCTTGGATTGTTCGCCTGGGCCAATACCCATCATTTGCGCTGGCAATCCCCACCGATACTTTGCCAGGAACTCCATTGCCTTGACGCCGACTTGTCCGCCGCCTAGCGCCATCTCCTTTGCCTTGCGAAATATATCCAGCCAGTCTAGTTCCGTTACCGCCTCGTCCATGAGCAACTTTAGATCGCGGTCTTGCTCCTCTTGTTCAGCGGGTAGGTTTTCGGGATGACGGATGATGGACGTGGCTTCTTGCGAGGAGGACGCAACCTGGGAGGATACAATGAGGCCGCCGCGAACGCGCCGGGTGTGAGTCTTGGCGTGAGTAGTAACAGGCATTGTTTATCTTAGCGTTCTCTCGAACAGCCGCTTATTGGACAAGTCTTCAATCCTGATAGCGGCCGTTAGAGAAGAGGGTGGATAATAAAAGATAATAGGCGTTCTGGCTGGACAGCCTAATTGATGCTGACCCGCCGTGCTCAATTGACAGTAGGAACACGTAGTTGCTACTGAATAACTACGTCCGTCTGTCGTGGTTATCTTCATGGAGATGGCGTTTCCTTCTGTATAACAAAATGATGGTATTGGCGCAAATGATTGACGCGGATATACGATTAGAGCGCAAATAACAAAAAGCGCGAGAGGTCAGCGTTAGTACACTGACACACTCGCGCGACGTTGAGTGCTGTGCCGACGATGGGGATCGGCGCGTTGAGGGAATTATATCATACTTGTTCTCGCCGGATTAATTCAGCAAATGTTATTTGTTGTCCAATCTCTAATTTCCATGTAAACCACGCAGTTGGGAATTGCGCTCCCTTTCCGTCATAACCCCTGTTGGGCATCTTGAAATTCACTCGCGGTCTGAGAAGAATGATCTCAAAGCCGTATTTCTCAAACAATACCTGTGCTCGCTTTGCGCCTAGAGTTTCCAGAGGCATTAGTAATGCAAATGGCTTGCCTAGTTGATAACATCGCTCAAGCCACTGATATTTCAGACGATAGGGAGGGTTGGTAACTATGCAATCCCAGGCTTCGGGTTGCCAGTTGAAGAAGTCAGTTCCAAAGAGTATATCCGTGCCAATAACGCTGTGTCCGCGCGACTCTAGTACCCTGACTATATTTCCCTCACCCGACGCACATTCCCATACTATATCATCTTTGATATATGGCAATAATGGATCGAGCGCGTAATCCGGCGTTTGGCATAAATCCTTATCGCCTATGCCATAATTCTGTTTTGGCTTCATCCCACACCCGCAATCTTCTTATCCAGCCTCAACCATCTGCCGTTCGCCGTCACAACCGCCGCGCAAATGTGCGGCTTTCTCTCATCTGGATGAATGATATAGCGTATACGCCGCGTATCCAGCCAGATGAAGATCGGACGGCAGATGCGATCAGTATTCTTGGTAACGCAATATGCTGCGTAGTACGCTGACACTGAACCTCACTCGCTGTTTTGGAGATACAAATGCTCTAGGACTAGGCTCGTACTCACCCTCCGGCACGTAGCGCCATTTGATAGCCGCTCGATAATCGGTGGCCATATC